CACCTGCGCATTGCCGTACACCCACGCATTGCCGGACACCTGCGCATCGCCGGACACCCGCGCATTGCCGTACACCCACGCATCGCCATCGTGAGAAAGATTATCCTCTTTCTCAATCCAGCCGCCGATGACACTGTCTGACAGCCTGCGAATTTGGCGCAACCCGTCGCGCGTCTCTCCGGTAAATTCGTATTTCTTGCTCATGATCGTCTCCAGTCTAGACCGGCGGAATTGCCTGGCCATTTGATGATGCGCACACGGTGGCGCGCATCGCCAAAAGGTCAGACAGCCATCACGCGGCGCGGCACGGTGACGAGCCCGCGTGCATTCAGCTCGCGTTATTCGCCATCCAGCGTCGAGCGCACATAGGTCTGAAAGTCTCGGCGATAGACGCGATAGGGCAAGCCAAACTGATTGGCGGCTTGGTTCATCTTGCGGCGCGTCGTCACCGTGTCATAGCCGCCCATGTCGAGCGTGATCGTGTCGTGCTTCGCTTCCACAATCAGCGTCTCGACATATACGACACTGATCAGGCCGCGCGTGCACGTCACCGTGGTGCGGTAGTTGGAAATCTTGTCCATGCGGGGCATCGTTCTATCCTCTCCGGTTTGCGCTGCCACTGTGGCAGTCATGGCGCGCAGCACGCTAAGGCGCTGCGCGATAGACCGTCACTCTAAACCAAGCCCCACATGAGTGAAGCGATTGCGAAAGCGATTGAGAAGCCGATCAGGTCGGGCAGTAGATCAAGCATCGTCGTTCATCTGTGCGAGCACATCGCGGAGTGCATCGCGCTCCACCTTGTCGCCACCAAGGGCGAAATCGGCCGATGTGATGTTGTCCACCAACGCAAGCATATCGGCCGCGGCCAGTTTCAGTTTTTCGAAAGCGTGCACGACAATCGCCAGATCGTCGCAAGCCTGCTGGTCCTGCGCGGCCGCTAACAAGCGAAGCAGTGCGGCTTTGGGCGATTTGTCTGTCATGGCGGGTTTTCCTTTCGTTGTCTGGCGCTCATGGCGCCTAGCCCGTGAAGGCTAGGCGATAGAGTGTCAGTAAATCACAGGCTGCGATAAGATTTTGCGGCACGCCGGGCGCCGCTGGCGCTGCTCCAAAATCGAATGTCTCCAGAGGAATTGTGCAGCCATCCATAATCCGTGCCCGCTACCGCGTAACGTTCGCGCACCGCGCTTGCGTCGCGGCAGTCGCACTCGCCGGCGAAAGTGAGATAGTCATGCTTCGTGCATAGAAGCACGCGCACCGGCCGCGGAGGGTTTGCTCGCGTATCAATATCTTCCTGGCGGCTTATTGTTTGCATGGATGCCTGGCTCCTAGGCTTGGCGGTTTCGATAACCCAAACCTAGGAGCACGGCGTAACCATGTCAACAACCTTTTTAGCAACCCTATCACTTTTCCGCCGCGCCTAGCTTACACGTCAAAGCCCAATAGGTTTTCGTCGTGGTGCGGCCGGATCGCCAAACCTTGTCAGCACCGTTTGGCCATTTGGACAGAGAGCGCCACCTGTAGCCTTGTGGAAACTCTGCGCTAAGGCTGTTGCGCGTCAAACCAAGGCCAGTGTCAGACATGCGCACAAGGCTCGGTAGCCTATCCTCGCCAAGCGCCACAACGAGGCACATAGCGGTGCCTCCAGTCGTTGCCTCTATTGCGGCAAGCGTGCCGGCTTCAAACCGACCATTAGCCGCAACGTGGCGCTCACTGGCCCGCCTTTCACGCTCTGCGGCAGCCTCGGCGCGCTTTGCGTCTGCAATGGCTCTGCGCGCGGCTACAGCTTCGGCACGCCTAGCATCTGTTGCAGCCTTGCGGGCCGCGCGCTCTGCTTCAGACGGCACCGTATACACTTGAATGCCATCTAGACCTTTTGTGCGCCAGCCTTCGGGCTTTACCGTCAAGATCATGTCTCTGTCTGGCACGACAGCGCGATTGAACAAGCTATCCCATGGCGCAATGTATGCCGCGTAAACTTTGTCTCGGTGGTGCGCCGCAGTGCGCACCCATGCAGCCCTACCGTCACTTAGTCTAAAACGCGCATATCCTCTCCCATCCCATTCGCCAAGCATGACAGCCAAGTGAGCAGATGACAGCACCGCCGCGCTGTCTTGTTCACCTAGCCATGCACTGTCTGATGCATTTAGCCATTCCATGATCTTTGCCTTTTTCGCTGCCTCGCGAGCGTGCGCGGGATTGAGGGTTGAGGGACTAAAAGACACGTAGTGGTAGTAAGACAGACAGAGAGAGGGCACGAAGTGTCCCTCTCTCTGTCTGTCTATACATACCAAAGGCACAGATAGGGAAGGGGCAAGATGCGATCCTGCTATGATTGCAAAGGCCGAAAGCGGGTGCCTGCGGGCACTCGGCACCCTCTTTCAACTCTTGGTACTCATATTGAGGATTTATGGATAGGGCTAGAAGCATGAGTTTTGCTCATGGGACGCATAGTACGGCTGTGGTGCAGAGAGTGAGATTTGTGCGGATTGCTACACTCTGCACTCATAGTCCCGCATTGCACCTATGCTCACTCGGTAACGAGCCGATGCGCCGATGAGCCACGTTATAACATAACCAACGAGATGTTATATCATAACACTGGCCAGGCGCACACCTAACGCAGCTCTACCGAGCGCGCTCACAGCCGCACCACGAATGCGCGGCGCGGCCCATTCGTTGTTCCACACAACAAGAGTGGGTTGCACGCAAGGTTACTCTGCGCAGTGCGCACGAGAATACCTAGCCTTATCAATGGTTTAGGCGAGCAATTTACATAATGGTTCTTATGCGGTCGATCACTTGGCTAGGTGCCGAGGTGCTCGGCTCGGGCTCGGCGCCAGCTCGGCATGCCTGGACCCCCACCCCCTCGACGCCGCAGCGCAGGGAGGGGTGGCCCCGCCGATGCCTGCCCGCCTTGTCTCTCCCAGGGGTAAGACATACGGCGTGTGCATTTTTGCTACGAGTGCAATTTGTTGTGGTGCGCAATTTGTCTATGCGCACAATTTGTACAATTTTCGCCCCCACCCCCACTACACGCTCAATTTGTCTCCACGAGCAATTTGTCTTATTCGCGCAAAAAGTCCTAGCCGCCCCACACCCCACCAAATCGAACAAACATACTATCTTGCTTATATTTATAAAATTTCGACAAGCCCTCACGTTAAGCCCCGGCCGCGGCCTATTTGCCATCAAAGCAGAATGCGCGCGATTGGGTTGTTGACAGATTGAATTGGATGCGGGATGGTTTGGGAGAGGATGGAGGACAGAGAGATGTTTGTGGTGGTGACGCAGGTGGTGAACGGGAAGCGCCTTGCGATGAGGTTTGGCGACATCAAGCTCGTGTCTGACGGCGTTGACAACATGCCGGAAGGGGGCGAAGTGCTGCATTCTCGATGTTGAGAATGACGATGTGTACGTCACTGAGACTTTCGATCAAGTCATGGATGCGATCGAGAGCCTTGGGCCGATAGTGGTCGATGCAAAATCGGGAGCGGCGAGCGATGGTCCGACCTTTGTTGGATGTACGGCGACCAATGATCCGCGGAGCGGGCTCGTCGTGGACCCTGCGCCACGCGCCGATGTTGGCGCGGCGCTGGCGGCGGCAGAGCGCGCACGCGACAAGCTCCGTAACAGGGCAGAAAGTAGCGGAATGCCGCTATGGCTTGGAGACGTCATCAATGATCTGAAGTGCGTGCAATTTTACCTTGGAGGCAAGCCGTGAAGATCGACTATCGCGCCGCGGAGGACTGCGGCTTTTCGACGCTTCGCGAGTTGCGTGTCCTGTACCTGATCCACACTGGCGAAGCGAACGAGGTTCGCACGTTGGCGGCGATGATGGGCGTGCAGAGACCGTGCATCGTGAGGGCCTTGGATGCGATCGAGGCGAAGGGCTATGGTATTCGCCTTCCGCACAAGACGGACATGCGGTGCATGACGTTCATGCTGACAACCGGCGGCATTGCCGCAGCGAAGGAGATTTTCAGATGAGTGGTAAGACGATGACGATCGAGCAGGCGTCTATCGCGGCGGCGGCAGAGAGCGATGTGCTCGCCGCGCTGGAGAACCTCAAGGTCGCGATGAAGCTGCGCATCGAAGCGACAGCGGTCACGGAGCAGACGTGGAGCGGCCATCAGGCGGCGCGCAAGCGGCAGGATGATCTGGAGGCTGCGGAAAGCGAAGCGCGTCTGGCGCTCAACAAGGCCATCAAGGCAGCGGTCGCTGCGGAGAAGGTGTCATGACTGCGATGAATGATCCTGTCCTCGACGCCGCCTTGAAGGCAGGGATGTCCAAGGCCGAGGTGCAACAGCTCGCGTCGCAGGTGTTCGGCTACCTGGCACCACGGTTCAAGCCCGGCTACGTGTTCACCCTGCTGGCCGTGCACCCGCAGTACCACGCGCATGATGTCGTGTGTGCGTCGAGTGCGCCGAGCAAGGACGCCCTCAAGCCGGCGGCCATGTGGATGCAGACGTACATCCTGCACAAGGTGGATCGCATCGTCACGGCGAGTGACGCCGTGCCGAAGGCCGCGCCCGTCAAGCTCAACGCCACGCCTTCCGATCTTGCGGCGGTGATCCGCGGCGCACTCCCCTTTATCAACACCAACGGTTCGGAGCGCGCGATCGACATGCTGCGCGCGGCGTTGGTGGCGCATGCGAGCGAGAAGCCGGATGAAGGCAATGAGTAGCGCGCCCGTCACAAATGACGAAAAGCGGTGGTGGCACGCCGGCTACCGGGACGCCGTCCACAACTTCGGCACCGTGTTTCTGAAAGGCTACATCGCCGGGGCGGTTTCGGCCTTGATCGCCACGGCGCGGTGGTGGACATAGCCATACCCGAGGCGCCATTATAGCGTCAGGAGAGCCCTATGTCCGACGAAGTACACGACCGTAACACCTTCATCGACTTGGCCGCCGAGCAGCTACCAAAACCTCGGATTGGCGGCAGCATGCGCCGAAAGAACGCCGAGGGGCTGACGCCGATCCAGGCGGCGTTCGTGCTGGAGTACCTTGTTGATCTCAACCAGACTGCCGCGGCCATTCGGGCCGGGGCGTCTCCTGCGACAGCGAGCGCCATCGCCGCCGCATGGATGAAGACGGGCGGCAAGGTGGCAAACGCTGTCGCCCGCGCCATGGCAGAGCGGTCAGCGCGCGTCGGCATATCGCAGGATCGCGTCCTGCAGGAGCTTGGACGTTTGGCCTTCGGTGATCCTCGCGTCATGTTCCGCGAAGACGGCAGCCTCAAGGCCCCCACCGAGTACAACTCTGATGACGGTGCGATGATCGAGGGCATCAAGACGCGGCGCATCGTCGAAGTCGCCATTGATCCCGAAACCGGCAAGCAGCGCATGGTGCCCGTCGAAATTCAGGAAGTGAAGCTCGTCAGCAAGATGGGGCCGCTCAATTCGCTGATGCGCCACCTCGGGATGAACAACGACAAGCTCGACATCAATTTCACATCGTCACTCGCCGACCGCCTCAACGAAGCGTACCGTCGCACTGGTCGCGCACGCCCGAGCGAGGGTGACGAAGCCGCGGCCCTGGCGGCAGTACCAGACGCCGAGTACGAAATGGTTGACGAGAACGAAGCGCACGAAGGCCAGCCGCGCCTGATCGAAGGTGAAGCCGAGCCGGACCATCCCTCCCTTGACGACATGCTCAGATAGGAGAAAACCATGGACCCCGTCACGCTGCTGCACGAGATCATCAATCCTGCGCTGAAAGAGTTGGAACTGCACGGCATCAAGCCTTCCGACAAGGCGCGCAAGATGCTGCTCACGATTGCGCAGAAGGAAGCCGGCCCCGAATTGGAGGCGCGCTATCAGCACGGCGGCGGTCCGGCCCGCGGCCTGTGGCAGTTCGAACGGATCGCCGTGCTCGACGTGATGACGCGGCCGAACACGACGGCGCAGGCGATGTTTGCGCTTGGCGATCGCCGCCTGCCGTACACCTACAACGCCAAGACCAGCATGAACCATCAGACGATCATCACCGTTCACGAGGCGCTTGCGCAGGATGATCGGCTCGCTGCGATCTTCGCCCGCCTCAACCTGTGGAACCACAAGGCGCCACTGCCCGAACTGCACGACGGCGAAGGCGCTTTCCAACAATACCTCGCCGTGTGGCGGCCTGGCGCGTGGGCGAACGGCACGCGGGAGGGGCGCCGCAAGATCGAGGATGCATGGCACGTTGCGTGGGATCGCTCTGAGCGTGCGATGGATGCGGAAGGGCCGATGGCCTGATGCGCGGCCAGGAACTAGAAGACGAACTGCGCCAGACGATCGCTGGCTTCCGTCACGATCCGCTCGGCTTCGTGCAGTTCGCGTTTCCGTGGGGCGTCAAGGATGGCCCACTCGCGCATCAGATCGGCCCGATGCAGTGGCAGGCAGAAGAACTGATTGCGTGGGGCAACACCGTGCGCAGCGCCAGCAAGAAAGGGCGCCATGCGACGGCATCAGGGAAGGGCATTGGCAAGTCGTGCACGATCGCCATGGGCGCGCTGTGGGCGCTTGCCACCTTCCCTGACACGAAGGTGCTTCTTACCGCCGGCACCGAGCCGCAGCTTCGCACGAAGCTGATGCCGGAAGTTGCCAAGTGGTATCGCATGTGCATCTGCCGCCATTGGTTCAACTGGACGAACACCTCCCTGGCGTCCACCGATCCCGACCACGAGAAGACGTGGCGCCTCGATGCGATCCCGTGGAACGAGAAGAACCCCGAGGCGTTCGCCGGCCTGCACAACCAAGGCAAGCGCATCGTCGTCATTTTCGACGAAGCATCGCAGATCGCCGACAGCATTTGCGAGACGACGGACACCGGCATCTTTACCGACGCCGACACCGAAGTGCTGTGGGCGATGTACGGAAACCCGACGCGCGGCGACGGGTTCTTCCGCGAGTGCTTCGAAAGCCGGGCGCATCGGTGGAAGATCAAGCACATCGACAGCCGTGACGTGCCGATCACCGACAAGGAAAATCTTGCCGAGTACGTCGAGGACTACGGCGAGGATAGCGACCTTGTGCGAACGCTGATCCGCGGCCTTTTCCCGCGCGTGTCGGATATGCAGTTCATCGGCCAGGATATGGTGCTGGAGGCGCGCAAGCGCGAAGTCGCCACGGCGCTGACTGACCCGCTTATTCTCGGCGTCGATGTCGCCCGCTTCGGCCAGGACGAGAGCGTGCTTGCGCTGCGCAAGGGGCGCGACGCGCGGCTCATGCCATGGGTCTATCTGCAAGGGCAGAACACCGTCGCCATCACGCAGGCCGTCATGGCGGTCAACGAACAGTACAAGCCTGACGCAATCCACATCGACGGGGGCGGCGTCGGGGGTGGTGTGATCGATCAGCTTCGCGCGGCCGGCGTGCCAAACGTGCGAGAAGTGCAGTTCGGTGGTAAACCAGATCGCGCGCAGCTTTCGATCGTCGCCACGCGGTTCGCGAACAAGCGTGCGGAGATGTGGGGCATCATGAAAGAGGCCATGCCAGGCACCGCGCTGCCAGACGATCAGAAGTTGCAGGACCAGCTCACGTCGGTGCTCTACGGCTACAAGGGCGACATGGAAATCCTGCTGGAGAAGAAAGAGCACATGAAGGCCCGCGGCATGCCAAGCCCTGATCGGGCCGACGCATTGGCGCTGACCTACGCCTATCCCGTCTTGCCGCGCGCCAGCGCGGGCGGCTCGGCCGAGCAGCATCGCGACAGGAACATGGCGAAGATGGAATACGATCTGCACGCTTGACACGCGGGAACTTGTGCAGCAAGATGTGTTCGTTGGCTTGGGTCGTGCCATGGCAACCTCGTGAACTCCCGGATTTTCTCCCAAACTGGCTCCGCTGCCTTCACTGGCGCGGGGCCTTTCTTTTGTGTGGTCAATTTCCTTGACACCAGCCATAGTGTGTGATCGCACGCGCAGACACCAATGCTGGAGATCGTCATGGGATGGGGAAAGACGCCGGGCACGCCGGAAGCCAACCGAAGGGCGCACGTCGAGAGCTGGACGAAAGGCGGCGAGGTTCGTGATTTCAACGAGCCGTTCAACAAGCCTTCTGCCGGCACGCCGGCTGCCGATCCCGCGCTGTCGGCCACCCGCGCGCTGCCGCCGGCTGCCATGCAGTCTTCGCCGTGGGCTGGCGCGAGCCGCCGATCGAGCAGCGGCACGGACAGCACCATCCTGACGTCCGGCGGCGGCGTGCCCACGGACGGCGCGCCCGGCTCCCGGCGCAAGCAACTGCTCGGGGCGTAGGAGGCCGTTATGGGTTTCGGAAAAGCTCCGGCGCCAGCGCCGATCCAGATGCCGACCCCGGTCGCGACGGATGACACCGGGGCGGCGAATGTGCCCACGCGCGCACTGCCGCCGGCCGCCATGCAGGACAGCCCGTGGTCGCAATCCGGCGGATCGCGCACGACGGCCGCGGCGGCTCGCGGGGGCGGCCAGGCCGGTACGATCCTGACGGCGCCCGGCGGCTTGGTTGGCCAGGACGACAATTCGCGTCGGCGCAAGACGCTGCTAGGGGCCTGACACCATGGCGACGATGGACGCGAAGCGCGACAGCTTGAACGCCGCCGACATGGAGCAAATTCGTCGCTATCTCGATGCCCGCATGGTGACGCTGGATGCGCAGCGCATGTCGTGGTGGACGCACTGGCGCGAGCTGGCGGAATACATCCTGCCGCGGCGCTATCGGTGGCTGATCACGGCGAACCAATGGAACCGCGGCAGCCCGATCAACGGGCGCATTCTCAACTCGACCGCCACCCTGGCCGCGCGCAACTGCGCATCCGGCATCATGTCCGGCGTGTCGAGCCCGGCCCGGCCGTGGTTCCGCATGGCGGTACCCGATCCGCTGATCATGCAGGACGTGGACGTGCAGCGGTGGTGCGAGGAAGTCACCAATCGCATGCTGCGCGTGATGGGCGGCAGCAACTACTATATGGCCAAGGCGGTGCAATACCTCGATCTCGTCATCTTCGGCACGGCACCTATGCTGATTTACGAGGACCGCGATCAGATCATCAGGTGCTTCAATCCGTGCGCCGGCGAGTACTACGCTGCTGTCGGGCCGTCGAACACGGTGCAGTCGTTCTATCGCAAGTTCACGATGACGGTCAGCCAGATCGTCACCGAGTTCGGCATCGAGAATTGCACCGAAAACGTCAAGGCTCTCTATTCGCAGCAGATGGGAGCCGGCCGCGGCTCCAATGTGGACACCGAAATCATCGTCTGTCACGCCATCGAGCCGAACCCCGAATACGCCAAGACGGACAACATGGAAGCACCAATGCGCGTGGGCAAAGGCGGCCTGCCGCGGCACTTCTCGTTCCGCGAAGTCTATTGGGAGTGGGGTTCTTCCGAGACTGAGAAGTGTCTGCGCTACAAGGGCTTCATGGAGGCGCCGTTCTCCTGTCCGCGATGGGATACGCTTGGCAATGACGCCTATGGGCGCAGCCCCGGCATGGACGCGCTCCCCGATGTGAAGCAGCTCCAGTTGGAGGAAAAGCGCAAGGCGCAGGCGATCGACAAGATGGTGAACCCGCCGATGGTGGCCGATCCGTCGATGAAGAACGAGCCTGCGTCGCTGCTGCCGGGCGCGGTGAATTATGCGCCGATGGACGGGGCGCGCGTCGGCATGCGACCGATCTATCAGGTGAACCCTGGCGTCGGCGAATTGAAGGATGACATCGCCAAGGTTGAGGCGCGCATCAAGGATGTGTTTTTCAACGACCTGTTTCTGATGATCAGCCAACTCGACACCGTGCGCACGGCGACCGAGATCGACGCGCGCCGCGAAGAAAAGCTGGTGATGCTCGGCCCGGTGATCGATCGGAACAAGGTCGAAGGGTTGTACCCCGACATCAACCGCATCTTCCAGATCATGGCGCGCCGCGGCCTTTTGCCGCCGCCGCCCGAAGCGATGCGCGGCTATCCGGTCAAGGTTGACCTGATCTCGCTGCTCGCCGATGTGCAGAGCGCCAGCGCCACATCCGGCATCGAGCGCGTGTGGGCTTTCGCCGGCAACATCGCCGCGGCCATTCCGTCGATCCTCGACAACCTCGATCCTGACGAGACGATCGCTGCCTACGCCGATCTGCTGCGTGTGCCGCCGCAAATCCTGGCGACGAAGCAGGACAAGGATGCGATCCGTGCGCAGCGCAGCGAGGAACAGCAGGCCGCGGCGGGGATGCAGGTTGGCGCCGAGGCGGTGCAGGCCGGCAAGGTGCTATCCGAAACCGATGTCGGCGGCGGCCAGAATGCTCTGTCGGCGATGATCAACGGAGTGTAGCCATGTACCTGATCAAGCACGCTGACAAGCTGGAATACATGACGATGTACGGCTGGAAGGCGAACCGCGACGCTGCGCTGCAGTTTCGCACCGATGACGATGCGCGCGGATATGCGCAAACGATCCCGTCGCTGCACGGCACATATATCGTCGAAAAGCACAAGGATATGGAGGTGCGCGCGGCGCCTGGCGTCATGTCCGACTACGACCCGTTTCGAGCCCATCTGAATGTCTGACGAAAGCAGCGAGCGCGAGACGCCCGACAACGCGGCGAACCCCGAGGTTGTCGATCAGCGCAAGCTCAACCATCGGCAACTCATGGTGCAGCGCAAAAATGTGCTGCGCAGCTTGATGGCTTCGACGGCCGGGCGAGAATGGCTGTCGTGGGTGATGCTGGAGGAATGCGGCTTGCTGCGGACGTCGCTTGCCGGTGACGCCAATCCGCATTTTACCCTCATCCGGGAGGGCGCGCGCGCTATTGGCTTGACTTTGCAGAAATCTGCGTTGCAGGAAGCACCTGACCTGTATATGGTTATGCTCTCTGAAAACGCCCACAAGATGTAGGGGTGCTCATGTTTCGACAATTTCTGCCGAGTGCGGTGTTTTCAGGCGCGGTCGATGGCGGCGGCGATGCCGCGCCCGCAGGTGACGCCCCGGCGGCGATCACGACCGGCCTGGAAGGGGGTTCGGTTCTCGGCGCCGCCACCAACGCCGACGCAGTAGCCGCCGCTGCTCCTGCCGAGCCGACCGAGCCGAGCACCCTGGCCGAGCAGCCCAAGCCGGGCGAGCCGCCCGCGCCGGACATGAAGGCCGAGGACTACGGCACCTTCGACCTGCCGGAAGGTGTCCAGCAGGACGATCCGCTCGTGCAGGCGTTCATCAGCGGCGCTGCCAAGGGCGGCATGGACAAGGACAGCGTCCAGGCCGTCATCAGCGAACTCGGCCCGAAGCTGCAAGAGCAGCTCATGGCGCCGCAGCGCGCCTGGCAGGACATGAATGCCGCGTGGGCCAATCAGGTGAAGATGGACACGCAGCTCGGCGGTGCCAACCTCGACAAGACGCTATCCACGATCACCGCCGGCCTGACGCAAGTCATGACGCCGCAGGAGCTTGGGCAGCTTCACGAGGCCCTGGAAACGACCGGCGCCGGCAACCATCCGGCCGTCGTTCGCGCCTTGCACCGCTTCGCGGCGCGCGTCACCGAAGGTGGCCACGTCTCGGGCGACGCGGGCAAGTCGGCGCTGTCTTTCGCCGAACGCATGTACCCGTCACACCGCGCTGGCGCGAACTGAGAAGGATCAATCTAGATGGCCACCCTTGGCGCCACGGCGCTCACCCTGGCTGATTGGGCCAAGCGCACCGATCAGAACGGCAACATCCCCATCATCATCGATCTGCTGTCGCAGTCGAATGCGATGGTGCAGGACATGCTGTGGATCGAGGGCAACCTCACCACCGGCCACAAGACGACCGTGCGCACCGGCCTGCCGCAGGGCACGTGGCGCCAGCTCTACCAGGGCGTGCAGCCCACCAAGAGCACCACGGCGCAGATCGTCGAGGCGTGCGGCAATCTGGAAGGCTACAGCCAGATCGACAAGGATTTGGCCGATCTCAACGGCAACACCGCCGCCTTCCGCATGTCGGAGGACGCCGCGTTCTTCGAAGGCATCACGCAGCAGATGCAGAGCGCGTTCATCTATTCGAATGCGCTCTCGACGCCCGCGCAGATCATGGGCTTCACGCCCCGCTACAACTCGCTGACCGGCGCGGCCTCGGGCGCGAACGTCATCGACATGGGCGGCACCGGCTCGACCAACACCTCGGTGTGGATCGTCGGATGGGGCCCGAACTCGGTGTGCGGCATCTTCCCGAAGGGCAAGATCGCCGGGCTGCAGCATCGCGATCTCGGCGAGGATACCCTCGTCCTGACCGATGGCTCGCAGTACCAAATCTACCGCTCGCACTTCAAGTGGGAGAGCGGCCTCGCCGTGCGCGATTGGCGCTATGTCGTGCGCCTGTGCAACATCGACGTGACGCTGCTCAACGGTGTGTCGGCGGCGAACCTCGTCAACGCCCTGGCGTCGGCGTTCTACCGCTTCCCGACCGCGCCCACCTCCACCCGCATCGCCACGCCGGTCACGGCGCCGAGCGGCGAAGTCGGCGCCAGCCGGTTCGCGATCTACTGCAACCGCCCCGTCGCTGCGGCGCTCGACCGCCAGGCGATGAACAAGTCGAACGTGCTGCTGCAGATGACGGAATGGGATGGGCACCCCATCACCACGTTCCGCGGCGTGCCCGTTCGCGTGGTGGACAGCATCCTGTCCACCGAAGCCCGCGTCGTCTGATCAGGCCAGGAAAGGAACACCCCAATGAGTGGCTCTCGCCTCCTGGCCGACACCGCCGGCATCGTGCTGTCGCGCCCCGCCATCCGCCGGAACCTCAACATCAACGGCGTCGGCCAGATGGTGACGGTTGGCTCGGGATGGCTCGTCTCCATCGTGGTGATCGATGATGCGGCCGTGGCCACATCGATCTATGATGCCGGTGTGCTCGCCGATCGCACCGCGGCGACGCTCATGTTCGTCATTCCCGCCAGTGCGCCGATCGGAACGGTGTACAACGTGAACATGCCGTACTACGCGGGCATCGCAATCACGCCGGGCGCGGGCACGATCACCGCCCTCGCGTACACCTGAAAGGACCCCGGCCATGATCCTCGACAGCAATCTGTGCTTCGACCCTGCGGGGTCCGCACTTACCGTCACGCGCGCCAGCACGAACATCATCGACCTGCTGCAGGCGCGTGACATCGGCATCGGCCACGAAGGCGTGCCACTCAACATCTTCGTGCTGCCCACGACCGACTTCACCACCGGCACGTCGGCGCAGGTGCAGTTCCAGGGCGCGCCCGACAACGGCAGCGGCCTGCCCGGCACCTATGTCACCTATGCCGAGACGCCGGCCATCGCCCTCGTCGATTGGAACCTCGGGGGCTACGCCTTCCCGGTGACGGTGCCGCGGGCGCCGCGCACGATCGACAATCTGACCACCACGCGGCCCCGCTTCCTGCGGCTCAACTATGTCGTGGTCGGCACCATGGCGGTCGGCACCCTGCAGGCGTACATGCTGATCAACCGCGACGACGTGGTGTACTACCCGTCCGGCTTCTCGACGCAGTACGTCTGATCAACCGGCAGAAGCACTGGAGCAGAAGCCATGAGCGAAGCAGTACAGGTGAACCCGATCCCGGTTCCGGCATCCACCCCGATCGAGGTGGTGACGCCGGGCCGGTATCGGCTTTCCGCGAAGTCGCACCTCCCGAAGCAGCCCGGCGGCGAGCCCGAGCTGCTGGAGATCGGCGCCGAGGTGTATTTCGCCGGCATGCCCGGCCCGCACATGGAGCCGCTCGACGATGTCGCGCGGGCGGCCAAGGCGTGCGCACCGACCGGGCAGGTGATGGACTTCACGCGTCACATCCCGCTGACGACGCCCGGCGAGGACGACGTGCAGATGGAGCGTCTCGGTGTCGTCATCGCGAAGGCGCTGGCCGAAGCCCTGGCGCCGCTGCTGGCGCGCCTCGTGCCGGTGCCGCCGGTTGCGGCCGCACCGCCGCCGCCCCCGCCGCCCGCGGTGCGGAAGTGATCTGTCGTGGCCATCCTTGTTCTCAGTGCTGACGGCACGTGGAAGCAGCTGGCCACGACAACCGACGACGGGGTTGAAACCATCGTGGTGACGAACCTGCCGCCGACGACGTACTTCAATTTCCAGCAGCCGAACGGCGAATGGGCCAAGCTCGGCGCGGTGGAAAGCGCAGGGGTGCTCACTCTCTGCGTGGCCTGATCAGCAGGGAGTGCAGTGCGCGTGCCCGACGATTTCCTGATCGAACAAGCGAACGGGGTGTGGGCACGCATTCGCGCAAATGACGTCGGCGACGGCGTGCTGGTGCCTGTGCTAGGTGCCGCCGCGGACGGCGCCCTTGTCGTCATCAGCGCAGAAGGCGAGTGGGCGCAGATCGCCACCGAGGCAGATGCCGACACGGTGCGCCTGCTGACCTCCACTGACACCGCCACGACTTTTTTCAATCTGCAACAGCCGAACGGCGGGTGGGCCAGGATAGGCGCTGTGGTCAGCGCCGGCGTGCTCGTGCTCTGTGTACAGGAGGCATAGATGGCCGATAACCTTCTCGTGCAGCAGCCGAACGGCATGTGGGCCAAGCTGCGCGCCCTCGATCCCGGCGACGGCGTTCTGATCCCTGTTGTCAGCGGCCCATACCTGACACCGGAGCAGTTCGGCGCCAAAGGCGACGGTGTCACCAATGACACAAGCCCTTTCCAAACAGCACTGAATGCACTCCCCGAAGGCGGCGTGCTGATGCTGCGCGATGGCGCTACGTATTTGGTTGACAACTTGATCCACCCGACACGAAACAATCGAGGCGTAGGCATCAAAAGCCTTGGTATTGCCACTATCAAATCGAGCGGTATCGGCGATAGTAACTACTTGTTGGCGTCAAATTCATACGCGAATAATCTTACGTTTGTCACGTGGGCGCTAAATATGGAGAATATTGTAATAGATGCAGGCGGCACAAAAGACATTGGTTTAGCCCTTAGCACCATCAATAGCCGTATTATAAATTGCCGCTTTACCGGAGCCAATTTGTACGGCTGCTATCTTACTGAAACCACTATTGATGGCGTAACAAACTGCCCAAGCGTTGTCGATAACGCATTTATCCAATGCATTTTCGACAGAAACCTCGGGACAGGGCTTGGCGTTTCCGATCTTGTAACGGACTATCAAATTTATGGCGGAAATTCATATTTTAATGGTTTGTATGACTTAGACTTTGCCTCATCTGCCGGGTTACAAATGTCTCTTTTTACAACCTATACGAACGGACCAAATGGCGGCGCCAGGTTTGGGCGGTATGGGTTCAGCACAAATATATCGGGATGCATTTTTGACGGGCCTGTAGAGATTGCCACGCTCGACGGGACAAACCAAAATTGTCAGTTTGGCCCGGGTAACACGATCAAAGATCACGAACTAATTTGCACACTAGGAGGCGCTGGTTCTCCTGTATTTTTGTCTATAGTGGATTGTCGTTTTCAAGGCGTAAACGCTCGCGTTCTGCACAATTTTAATTCGCCAGAGCGCGTAGTGTTTTTGGAGGGGGGATCATCAGAAGATGTAAACCCGGTCAGGTGGGTTTCTGCTGCGCCTACGGGAACTGTTATCGCATCTGGTCACTGGAGCAAGGCCGCTAATGGGTTTCTAAATGGCCGCCTGTGGCCGATGCCAAACACGTTCGTAGGGGCTACGGCATGCAACACTCCTACTTCTGTGGCCAAAAATTTGACGGCCGGAACGACGACGGACGTAGTCATAACGCTGGCACTTCCGACAAGCCAATATTCCGGCAGCGCGCTTAGGGTGAAGCTGAGCGTACTTACGGTGCAAAACGCTTTTGCAGACGTGGAAACCTACACGGGCATAGTTGATGCTGCTTTTTATCGTAGAACAGGCTCCGCTATCACCGGGAGCCACGCCGTAGTGCGCGATGAAAATTCGTCAGCCGGCTCTGGCATTTCGGCCGCGGCTGCATGGAGCGTCGTCGGCGGCGCGGGCGACCAAGTGGCCACGTTGACAATCACGGTGACGCATGTTGCGCCCAGCGCGACCGGCCCTACGGTGCTCCGTGCCGAAGTTGACGCAGAGCACAGGTACGCCACCGCTATGACAATGGTGTAGCATGACAACTCGCACCGACATCGTGAACCGTGCGCTCTCTGCGATCGCCGCGCGCTCGTCGCTGGTGAACCTCAACGAGCGAAGCACGGAAGCGGAGCAGGCGCGCTTGCTGTACGATCCGACGCGCGATGAATTACTGCGGGCGGCCCCGTGGAACTTCGCGCGCAAGATGGTGCAGCTCGCGTTGCTCAAGGCCGCTCCGGGCACGCCAGAGAACCCGACCGGAACGCCGAACGTCTATGATCCGGCAACGATGCCGCCGCCTCCGTGGTTCTACTCCTATGCGTACCCGAATGACTGCGTACAGGTGCGCATGATCACGTCTCTTGTTGCGCAGCCTGGGTTCGATCAGCCGATGTTCTCGGTGGCACTGCCGGCCGGCTTCGCGCCCGGCGCTATCGTCCCTTCGCGCTTCGCCGTCGCGGCCGACACGGACAATAGCGGCAATCAGGTGAAGGTGGTTTTGACGAACCGCGCGAGCGCGCTGTGCCTCTACACGCAGCGCATCGAGATCGAAGACCTGTGGGACCCGCTGTTTCAGGAAGCCATGGTGCAAGCCTTGGCCACGCGGTTCGCCATGCCGATCTCGGGAAAGCAGGACATCGCGCGGGCGCGGGCGCAGAGCGCCATGAACGCAATCCAGACCGCACGCAGCCGGGACGGCAACGAAGGCACCACATCGACGGACTTCACGCCTGATTGGATCGCGGTGCGCGGCTACAGCGGCGCGATCCTCGGCGACGATGGCGTTGGTGCGTCAAATCAGGGATGGTGGACGCCGTCCTTCCTCGTGTTCTAGGGGCATCGCATGACCTTCCCGATCCCCAAGACGAGCTTTGCCGGCGGCGAGCTGTCACCGACGCTGATGGGCCGCGTCGATCTCGACAAGTACAAAGTCGGGGCGGCCACGATGCGCAATTTCTTCGTGGACTATCGAGGTGGCGCCAGTTCGCGCGCCGGCACGCAGCACGTTGGGCTGTGCGAACGCATCACTGGCAACCCAAAGCCGCGGCTGATCCCGTTCGTGTTCTCCACCGAACAGGCGTATGTGCTCGAATTGAACAACGATCGGATGCGCGTAATCGACAATGGCGCCTACGTGCTGGAGGCGCCGCAGGCGATCACCGCGGCGTCGGCTGCCAACCCGCTCGTGGTGACAGTGCCGGCACACGGATGGTCGGTGGGTGACTTTGTCACTGCTGACAATGGGTTCGTCGGGCTCGTGCGCGCCAACGGCATCTCTGGCATGAATGGCCGCACCTTCCGCATCATGGCCATCGCTGGTGATGATCTGACGCTCGGGCAGTACACGCTGACCTATGCCGGCGTCAGCGCCGCCACGTGGACGCCCTGGGTCAGCGGCGGCACGCTGGCGCGCATATACGACATCGCGACACCGTGGACCGGCGCCGATCTGTTCGAACTGAATTTCGCACAGAGCGCGGACGTGCTGACCGTCGTGCACCCGCTTTATGCGATCTACGATATTCGGCGCCTTGGCATCACCAACTGGCAGATCGCCGCCGTCACCTTTGGTGCCACGATCACGCCGCCTGGCGTCGTCACGGTGACGCCGATCAACAATGTGACCGGCGATCCGCAGTACGTGTACATCTATGCGATCACGTCAGTGGATGCGAACGGTCGGGAGAGCAACGCGTCAGGCTTCGCCTTCACGGAGAACAGCGGGCTCGATCAGGTGAATGCCGTAGTCAACCGCATCACGTGGGATGCCGTGCCAGGCGCAGTGCAGTACCGCGTGTACAAAGCATTCCCGGTGCCCGCCGGCACGCAAGGCGGCGGCCCATACACCTATGGTATCCTCGCATCGACATTCGAGAACGTGTTTGTCGATGTGAATTATGCGCCCGACTTTTCGGTGTCGCCGCCGATCGCGAGCAACCCGCTTTCGGATCGAGGCCTTATTGCAGTGGCGATCACCAACCCAGGCCAGGGGTACATCGCGCCTTTCGTCGTCATCAGCGACAGTACCGGAGCCGGCGGCCAAGTGTCGCTGTCATCCGACACGTCGCTGTCCGCGTCTCCCTATGGTGAATTGAATGGCGCCACCATCACAACACGAGGCACCAACTACTCGATCCCGACAGGCGCGGTGTTCGATGCGGCGCCGCTCGGCAGCGGCCTCACGCTGGCGTTCGACGGAAATTGGGTGCCGGACAGCATATCGGGGTTCATCCCTGCGCCCGGCAGCATCACGATCGCGGCCGGCGGCAGCAACTACCACCAGGCTTCCTATGTCTCCTACATCGCCGGCCTGGCGGGCTCTCCGGTTGGCGGCAAGTCGCTGGCGGTTGATGTCACGCAGGTGGTCGGCGGCATCGTAACGGCGATCTCATGGAGCGTGTTCGGCGCGCCCGGCACAGGCCTTTCCACGACGGGCGCGGCCGACACGATCACCTTCTCTACGATCGGAACAGACACGCCAGCGTCAGGCGCTACCGTGTCACTCTCGGCCGGCCCCGCATCGAGTGCGAAGTGCGTCAGCTTTCTAGATCAGCGCAAGGTGTATGCCGGAAACGATGGGGCTCCATCAACGTTCTGGATGTCACGCCCTGGTCAGTACAATAATTTTGATACCAGCGATCCGCCGCAGGACGACGACGCGATCACCGGAACGCTGTCTGCCAATGAGGTGAACATCATTTCGTCGCTGACGCCTGTCACGAACGGACTGATCGCGCTCACCTCGGGAGGCGCGTACCTGATCAGCGGCGGCGGCCAGAACAGCACCGTGACACCTGGCACCGTACAGGCCAATCCGCAAATCTTCTCCGGTGCTGCCGATCTCGCACCGCTGCGCGTCGGCAACAACGTGCTGTACCTGCAGTCGCGGGGCAGCGCAGTGCGCGATCTGGCCTTCAACATCTACACCAACAACTTCACCGGCCAGGACGTGTCGGTGATGTCGGCGCATCTGCTGGAGAACCGCACCATCACGCAATGGGGGTTCGCCGAGGAACCGTTCAAGCTCGTGTGGGCGGTTCGCGACGACGGCATTCTGCTCTCATTGACGTACCTAAAAGAGCAGGACGTGTATGGGTGGGCGCGGCACGACACGGCGGGCTTTGTCGTGTCGGTGTGCGTGATCCCGGAAGGGCGCGAGGACGCTGTCTATCTCGTGGTGCGCCGCTACACACAGGTGCTTGGTCTGACCTATGCCGTCGAGCGCATGGCGTCGCGCAATTTCGGCGCAAACCCTGCAGCCGGCATCCCGGCCAGCCCCGAACTGTCGTGGTGTGTCGATGGCGGCGCGCAGTACCCGCTGACCACACCGAACGCCACGCTGACGAGCGTCAGCAACGAGAACGGCGGCCAACTAGCCAACCTGTCGATCGACGCAGGCGGCGCCGACTATCCGGCGGTGCCGATCGTGCAAGTGGTCGATCTCGACGGACCAGGCTTTGGCGCCGTCGTGACCGTGACCACCACGGCCGGCGTGGTCACTGGCGTGACGCTGGTCAATCCAGGCGCGGCCTATGTGCGCCCGCAGATCAACGTGCTCGGCGGCAATGGCGCGATGATCAGCGCGGCCGTGATTGACCCACTCACGCTGAATTTTGACGCTGCCTTGTTCTCAGGCGCAGATGTCGGAAAGACAGTCCGCTTCCTCGGTGGCCGCGGCGTCGTGCTTAGTGCGCCAACAGGTTCGTCGCTACGGTGCGACATGCAGCGCATGCCTGTCGGCGTTCCGAACCTGCCGGACCCGAACAACATCGTCATCGCAGAGCAGCCGCCTGGCGCATGGTCGCTGACGGCACCCGTCACCACGATCGGCGGCCTGGAGCATCTGAATGGCGGCGTCGTGCAGGTGCTTGCTGACGGGTCGGTGCAGGCGCCAAAGACCGTCGTCGATGGGTGCATCACGCTCGACGCCGCTGCCACGGCGATCATCGTAGGGCAGGGCTTCTCTGCGCTGCTGCAGACGCCGCGGCTCGACGCCGCTGTGCCCGGCGCCGCTACGGTGCAAGGCGACCGAAAGCTGCTGTCTGGCGTGACGATGCGCCGAACGGAGTGCCGCGGCGTCCAAATCGGTTCGTCGTGGACCGACCTTGTCGAGATTGCGGATCGCAACGTCGCGGACCCGATGGGGCAGCAGACGCCGTTCGAACTTGGCGGCGAACTGCTCGATCCGCCGATGCCTTCTGCACCTTCCGCGAAAGCGCCGCTATTCTACAGGGACAGCGAAGTGAACATGCGCGCCCTATGGAGTGAGGAAGGCATCGTGTGTATTCAGCAGGCGTATCCGCTGCCGGCTACCGTGCTGGCTATCATCCCGAACGTGACCGTAGGAGACGACGGATGATCACGATAGGGCCGCCCACGCGCGAGGGTGTCGAGTACGTAGCGGCGCACATGCAACGCGAGCACCGCGAGGAGTGCGAAGGGGCCGCCATGACCGCGCTCGATGCGCTGCGGTGGTCAGTGGGGGGCGCGGCGGTAGCGGAAATGGCCGAGCGCGATGGCGTGCCGATGGCAGTATGGGGCGTGAACCCGGCATCCCTGATCGGCACCCAGGCCACTGTCTGGATGCTTGGGACTGATGCGCTAAAGGCCCATCCGATCGCTGTGTGCAAGGCCGCGCGCCGTTTTGTAGAGCGGATGCACGCCAGATACCCGGTGCTGGAATGTGTCACCGATCTCAGATACCATACCGGGTGCGCGTGGGTTGAGTGGATGGGGTTCCGGGAGGTTAGGCGCGTGCTGGCACCCGCCACGATTTACGCCATCTACAGGAGAACATGATGGCACCGGCACTTCCGTTCATCGCCGTCGCGGCAACCGTCATCGGCACGGGCGTCGCCGCGTATGGCGCCATCCAGCAGGGCCAGGCCGCCAAGCAGGCGGGGCGGGCGCAGCAGCAGGCCGCGGCCTACCAGGCGGCCGTGCAGCAGAACAACGCTGCCATCGCTCTGCGCAACGCGCGCCTTTCCGAGCAGAGCGCACGCCAGGCCGAAACTGCGGGCAGCCAGGATGTGACCGCGCAGGCCCGGCGCACGCGCGCCCTGATCGGGCAGCAGCGTGTGTCAGCGGCGTCCCGCGGGCTCGATGTCAATTCAGGCTCGGCGCTCGATCTGACATCGAGCAGCGCGGACCTTGGCCGCGAGAGCGTCGCAAACATCACCGACACCGCAGCGCGCCGCGCCGCCGGGTTCCGCATCCAAGGGCTCAACTACGAGAACGAGGCAATGAACCAGAGCACCTCGGCATCCCTGTCGCTGGCCCGTGGCGAGGACGCAGCCAATGCAGGAAGCGCCGCGCAGACGGCAGGCTACATCAACGCAGGCAGCACGATCCTGACGGGCGCCGGGCGCGCGGCAAGCCAGTACACGGACATGATGCGAACCGGCGTACCGTTCGGCACGACGGCCGGCACTACGGTCCCGGTGACTGTCTGATGGCCCGCTCTCCGCAGATCATCAACCCTGACGTCGGCCCGGCCGCGCCGCAACAGGGCAACCTGACGCCACAGCGGATCGATGGCATCACGGGCGAGGCTTTTGGTGCCGGCGCCGCACGCGCGGAGGGGGAAGTAGGCCGCGCGATCAGCGGCGCCGGCGATGCGTTCGTGCGCTCGGGCAATGTGCTGTCCGACATGCTGATCCAAGAGCAAGCCTTGGAGAACGAGACGAACGCCCGCAACACCCTGACCGCCGCCGGCACCGAAGCGAACGAAGCGTGGGCGGCCTATTCGCAGTTGCAGGGCGGCGCGGCAACAGCGGGCTTCGGCGCTTTTCAGGAGAACCTGTCTGGCATTCGCGAGCGCGCCTTGAACCAGGCGCGCAACTCGGCCGAGCGGCGCCTGCTGGAGCGAAGCCTCGTGCCGCAGATGGCGCAGGTCGAGCGCGGCGCAATCCAGTGGCGCGCGCAGCAGGCGCGGGTGGCGAGCGTAGCGTCCAGCCGCGCTGCGGCGGCGCTGCAGGTGAACAACGCCGTCCAGGCGCGTGACAACCCGGCCGACTTGCTGGCGGCGATCCGCACGGGTGAAGCGAGCATCCGCGACGAAGTCGAGGTAAGCGGCGGCTCCGTCGAAGTGCTCAACCAGCGGCTACAGGAGTACCGCGGTGAAGCCTTCTCGCGCGTCATCGCCACGATCGCCGAGACGGACCCGCTGCGCGCCGCGGCACTGTTCCGCGAGAACCGCAACAGCATGGATGCGACAGCCGCCGTGCAGATCGCGCAGCGGCTTGAAGGCCCTGTGCGCCTGCGTGTCGCTTCCGACATGGTGGCCGAAATCGTCGGGCCGCCGCGCCCATCAGCGCGCGATCGCATTTTCCGCGCCGAGAATGCCGCGGGCGACAGCCGGCGCAACGCGATGGGCAGCAGCGCCAGCGGGCCAGGCCAGATCACGGACGGCACGTGGAACCGCTACGCCGAACGCCTTGGCCTGACCGCCGCACAGCGCAATGACCGCGCAGCGCACGAGCGCATCTTTGATGAATACCAGCGCGATGCGCAGCGCGAGATCGGCCGCCCACTGACGGATGGCGAGCAGTATGCCGCGTGGTTCCTCGGCATCAGCGGTGCCAAGGCGTTCCTGAATGCGCCGCGCGATGCCGATGCGCGCGCCGTGTACACGGCCGCCGCCGGGGCCGACACTGCCGCGCAGGCGTTCCGCCAGAACCCGCGCCTGCTCGAAAATGGCATGACTGTCGGGCAAGTGCTCGACGCCGTGCAGTCGCGCGTTGGCCCGGCCGCCGGCCCCGTCGTGCCGCGCGCACAGGCCATGCAGCAGATCATGGACCGCACGGCCGACGATCCGCAGCTCCGCGCCGTCGCCATGTCGCAACTCGCCACCTACTACAGCCAACAGGACCAAATCCACGCGCAGGAGCGCGCCGCCCTGGCGCAAACGGCGCAGACCACGGGCGCGGCCCTGGAGATCGGGGCTGACGTGCCGATCCCGGCGGCGCAAATTCGTGCCACCTTCCCGCCCGAGCAAGCCAATCGCATGCTCGACACGCTGTACACGCAGCAGGTCTCGGGCCAGATGTACACCGCAATCCGCTACGCCCCGCCGCAAGAGATCGCGGCGATGCAGCAGGACATTGCGACTGGCAGCGGGCCTTTCTCACAAACCCTTCGCCAGCGGCGCGGCATCCGCATGGACGCAGATGGGCAGGTGATACCGGAGGACCGCGGCGAGGACGTCGCGATCCGCGAAGCCTTGCGCGTGCAGTTCGCGGAGCGCGTCAGGGTGCGCAACGAAAACCTGCGCGCCGATCCCGCGCAGTTCGTAGCGGAAGACCCTGGCGTGCGCGCCGCAGCCGCCGCGCAGCAGGTAGCGCCGAATGACCCGACCACGTTGCAAGGCTATGTCACCGCCACGTTGGCGGCGCAGGAGCGCATGGGGCTGCCCGAGGAAGATCGGCGCGTGCTGTCCAAAAGTGTGTCGCAGGACATCGCCGCACGCTTGATGCGCGCTGATCCGGCTGACGACGCAACGACGGTTGGCGCGCAGCTGCAAGGGCTGTCCCGGCAGTACGGCGAGCACTGGCCGCGCGTGTTCGGCGATCTCGTGCGCGACGGCCGCCTACCTGACGACTATCGCGTGCTTGCGGCCATTCCGAGTCCGGTTGGGCAGAACGACTATCAGCGCATGATGATGGCAGCACGCCAGCTCGGCGGCATGGACAAGATGCGCAACTCAGTCAACCCCGTGGAGCGCACGCAGATCACGCGCGATGTGGACGGGTACGTTGAGCCGTTCATTCGCACAGCCGTTGCCGGGCAATCCACAGGCGGCTTCCAGCTTGCGTCCATGGTGCGCGAAGCCGTCAACAACATGGCGCACTTCTATGTCATGCAGGGCCAGAGCGCCGCAACCGCGTTGCAGACGGCAACCGATCGCATCATCAATGACAGGTACGAAATCCTCGGCACAATGCGCGTGCCGCGCACCCTGCCTGACGGGTCGCCACTCGGCATCGGCCCGGTGTCTCGTGCGCAGGCGATCGTCATGCGCGGCCTGACACCCGACACGCTGCCCGACCCCGGCGGCAACCCGCAACTCACGCCAGAGCGGCGGCGCGAGATTTACGCGCAATCAGCACAGAACGGCTTTTGGGTGCCGAACCAAAGCGACGACGGGCTCGTGCTCATGGCGACACGTGCGAACGGCGCAGTGCTGCCCGTGCGTCGCCAAGACGGCCAAATGGTCGAATTGCGCTACAACGCCTTGCCACAGCCGGGCGAGGACACTGCCGTTGGCACAGCCGGCCGCGTCTATGAGCAGACGCCCGGCGCGGCGACCGGCACCTATGCGCGCCAGCCGGGCCGGGCGTCCGGCATCTACGCACCGCAGACACGGTCGGATATGTTCCAAGCTCCTGCCCGGCCCGGTGCTCCAGCGGGCTCGGCGGGCGGCGCGGGCGGCGGGGCTGTATCTCCTGGCGCCTCGCCGCCCGTTGGCCCACGGCCGCAGCCCGGCACTGAGCCGCGAGGCGCCGCACCGCGCGGCGCGCAACGCTGGCGCGGGGAGAACGCACAGTGAGCGGGTCAGCGGGCTTCTACACGACAGGCAGCCTAGGCGACGCTGCGGTTGAGCGGCTTGGTACGGATGCCATTCCGTCCACCGCGGGCGAAGTGCAATCCGCTGTCGCTGGCGCCACAATCGCGAATAGTCAGATTGTCAAGACATACCGGCAGGCGCGCGCGGAGCAGCAAGGGTTCATCGGGCTTGGCGCGGATGAAGCCGGCAATGTCGTGCCGCAGCGCGAGGCCAATTTGACCGCCGAGGAAGCGAACGCTCGCTTCGGTATCCAAGGGCGCTTGGCATTTACGGAGCCAACTCATGAAGCGGTCGCACGCGATCTCAACGAGCACCACCGCGCCAGCATCGCGAGAGAGGACATCATCGCCCGCCGAGAGGGCGGCGTCCTTACAGGAGGTGCAGCCAGGTTTGTTGTGGGCTTGGTCGCTTCGCTGTTGGACCCAATCAATATCGCCTCGGCCTTCGTGCCGTTTGCACCGGCCGCGCGCATCGCGTCTTTAGCTGGAAATGCCGCCCGCGGCGTCGGCGGGCGCGCACTGGTACGAGGCATCGAGGGCGGCGGCCAGGGGTTTATAAGCACGGCACTGCTGGAGCCTACAGCGTACTGGCTCGCGCAGCGAGACAAAGACGACTACACGATGGGCGACACCATCACGAACCTCGCCTTTGGCACCATCCTCGGCGGGGCTTTGGGCGGCGGCGTCGGCGCCATTGCGGATCGACGCCGCGGCCAGCTTCCGCCGTGGTCGCCCGAGATGCACGAGGGCGCAATTCGCCAATCTGTCGCGGCTGTCGCAGAAGGCCGCCCGGTGCTGGCGGCCGAGGCGATGGAATACACGGCCGCGCGCCAGGTGCGTCAAGAGATTACCGATTGGTATCAGGCGCAGCAGCGTGTGTCGCAGGAAGCCGACGAAGCCTTGTCGCGCGCCGACAGCGCCACGAACGCCCGCGCGACCGCGCAAGAGCGACTTGCCGGGCTGCAGGACGAAGCGGCCAAGCTGCGCGCCGAGGCGGCGGAAGCGCGCGGCCGGCTCGACTATGTGGATGACGATGCCACGGCGTCGCGCATCACCGAGATCGACGCCGAGCTAAGCCGCACCCTGCCGCGCGCCCGGCGCGCCGCGCTAGAACAGGAGCGCACGATGCTCCGCGAGGGCGCGGACTGGCCGACCGATCCAAGCATTGCGCAGGAGGTGCAAGGGCTGGAGACGGCTGCCGCCCGTGTCGAGCGTGTCAGCGCCTTGGCGGATGCGACGGTGAGGCGCGTCGATCGCCGCGTGCAGCAGGCCGAGCGCGCCCTGTCCATCGCATCCGAGAAGCTGACCGCCCGCGAAGCCATCACGGCCGCGCTGACGGAGCGCACCCTACGCCGCACGGCCGCGGCGATGGGCGTCACGGTGCCGCCGCAGGAGCTTGCCGAAATGGCTAGCCGCATCCTGCGCGCGCAGCCTGCCGACGCCGGCCGTGTGCTGGATGACGTGCTCGCTAACCTGGCCAAGCGCGAGCGCAGCACCGTCGCGCAGCTTGCGCAGGAAGGCCGCGATGGTGGCGATGTGCAGCTTGCCAACGGCCACTTTGCCCGCGCGGTACGGCGCGCCGCGGCGGCCGAGGAACGAGCAGCCGAAAAGCTGCGCGCCAACCTGCGTGACGAGCCCACGGCACAGGACTTGTCGGAAGATCGAGCGACGGCCGCCGTGGCAGAAACCGCGCCTCCGGTCGAAGGCGGCCCCGTGGCCGACGAACTGGCAGCGATCAAAGAGGACAACACGAAGCTGATGCAAGCGATCGAGCGCGACCGCGCCGAAATGGCGCGCGCCGAAGGCAAGGAAGCGCCAGCCGCTTCGGCCGAGTTGGACCGGATCAACGAGGTGACGCGCATAGCGGAAAGCGATGCCAGGATGTACGAAGCGGCAGCGGCCTGCATGGTAAGGAGCGTGTGATGTCCGGCAGCATGGCAGGCTTTCACCAGTGCGTCACAGCGGTCGAGACGGCCGCGGGGCGCGAGGTGTCAGAGAGCGAACTGCTCGAGGTGTTCGGCGCGATCCAGGGGCGCATCAGGCGCTACACCGCCGAAGGAATGACGCCGCGCGAAGCGGCCGTGCGCGCCGGGCAGGAGATGGGCGATCGGATGCGCCTGGCCGGTGAAATTAAAAAGCGCGTTGACGCCGTCAATTACGCCCGCCTGACAGAACTAGAGACACGCATTCGCGACGGAAAGGAAGCCGCCGACATCAAGGCGATCATGACCGGCCGCGAGGGCTCGCGCGTGGGTGATGCGTACAGCGTGGACGCCATGGTGCATGCAATCCAGCGCGACATCCTTGGCCCGCTGCTCGCGGCGCCACTGCGCAAGCTCGGCGTGATCAAGGCGCTGAAGCGCGGTGATCCGGCTTTCGATCGCGACATTGCCCGCGAACTGTGGTCGATCGAAGCCGGCGGCGGAAGCGCCACCAAGAACAAGCTGGCGCGTGAAGTGGCCGAAGTGATCAACGCTGCACAGGAGCGCACGCGGAACCTGCAGAACGCTGCGGGCGCGTGGATCGGCAAGCTGGATCACTACGTCACGCGCCAGACGCACAGCATGCGCAAGGTGCGCAAAGCAGGTTTCGACAAGTGGTTCGCCTCGATCCTGCCGAAGCTCGATGATCGCACGTTCGACAATCTGCCAGAGCCGACGCCTGATGCAGTGCGCGACTACATGCAGGCTGTGTACCGCAGCATATCGTCCGGCGTTCACATGACGGCGCGGGGCGCCGATTTGTTCTCCCCCACGACGGGGTCCGCCAGCATCGCCAAGCGTGCGAGCGCAGAGCGCAAACTGCACTTCCGCGACGCTGATGCGTGGATGGACTACGCGCAGGAATTTGGCGACGGCAACCTGTGGGCCAACGTGCGCGCCGGCATCGAGACAGGCGCGCGAAACACGGCACTGATGCGCGTCTTGGGCACGAACCCCGAAGCGATGTTCAAGACCATCAACGATCGCGCCATCAAGCGCGCAGTCGATCGTGGCGATTTGGGCGCGAGCGATGCGCTGCAGAAGGAATGGAACAGCCGCATCCTCGACGTGGTGACAGGCAAGGCGAACATTCCCGGCAACGAGACGTGGGCGTGGTGGTCGAATGCGCTGACTGCACTCGCCACGCTGTCGAAGCTCGGCGGCGTGGTGCTGTCATCGATCCCCGATCTCGCCGTCAGCGCATCGCTTCTGCGGCACAACGGCGTGCCGCTGTTCGAAGCCTACGGTAACCAATTGCGGGCAGCGATCCCGTCGTGGATGAAGGGCACTGCGCAGCGTGAGGTAGCCGAGCTGGCCGGGGCCGGTATTGACGGGGTGCTTGGTGACGTGGCATCGCGCTTCCAGGCGGCGGATGGCGCGCCTGGCACAGCGTCGCGCCTCGTGGACCTTTTCCACAAGCTCAACGGGCTGGAGTGGTGGACGCAGAGCATGGAGCGCGGCTTGTCCACCATGCTCACGCACAATCTCGGCCGCAGCGCGGCCAAGCAGTTCTCTGCACTGCCCGCGCGCCTGCGCACAACGCTCGGCAGGTACAACATCGACGCCGCCGATTGGGATGCCATGCGCGCCACAGCAGCGAAGGCCGCTGACGGCCGCATGCACATCCTGCCGCCAGCGATCGAGAACAGTGCGCTGCGCACCAAGTACGCAACCTATGTGCAGGATCAAGTGCGCGAAGGCATGACGATGCCGGATGCCGGCACGCGCGCCATCACGACATGGGGTACTCAGGCGGGCACGCCTGCTGGTGTCGCAGCGCGCCTGATCATGCAGTTCAAGACGTACCCGATCACCTTCGTGAACCGCACCCTCAACCGGGAAGTCAATCGCGGCGATGGTGTCGATGTCGCGGGGCTCGCGCACATCTTCGTCGCCACCACGCTGCTCGGATATGCAGCGATGGAGATGAAGAACCTGGCGCGTGGGCGCGACACCCGCTTGAGCAAGGCCGAGGACGGTGGCGATTACGCGAAGATCGTCGCCGCGGCCATGGTGCAGGGCGGCGGCGCCGGGCTCTATGGCGACTTCCTGTTCGGTGCGGCAAGCCGCACAGGTGGTGGACCTGTTGTGTCGCTGCTCGGCCCGACGATCAGCACTGCCGACGAGCTGGCGCAGACCTTCCAACAGTTTCGCCAGTGGGCGACGGAAGGCGACCGACGCGCAGGCAACGACGCGCTCGCTGGCGCGCTTGGCTTGGTGAAAAACAACGCCCCATTCTTGAACCTGTTCTATCTGCGCACTGCGATGGATCAGATTATTTTCTACCGCCTGCAGGAAGCCATGAACCCTGGCTATCTGTCGCGGTATGAGCAGCGCGTCGAGCGCGAGCAGAACCAAACATTCTGGCTGTCGCCGGCTACCGGCGAGATGCGTATGCCTAACATCCTACCCCAACGCTAACTGGAGCCAGATCAATGACGATCAGCACCATCACCGCCAAGGTCACTGTGTTGGGGAACGGGGTGCAGACCACGTTCAACTACAATTTCGAAATTCCCGTGAAGGCGCAGGCGACGTTGCAGATGACGAGCCCGGCCGGCATCACGACCGCCGTGCCCGCAGCGTCGTGGTCGATGACGGGCGCCGGCAGCCCAACGGGCGGCACGTTCACCTACCCCGCAAGCGGCGCGGCACCACTGGCGACAGGCTGGCGCCTGACGCTGCTGCGCGACGTGCCCGAACAGCAGACAACAAACCTGATCAACCAGGGCGGCTACTACCCGGAAGCGGTCGAGGGTGGCCTCGACAACATCATGTTCACCATTCAGCAGCTTCGCGAGCAGGCCGATCGCGCGATCCTCGGCGCGATCACGGAGACGTCGATCGGGCCTGCACTGCCGCCGGCCGCGCAGCGCGCCAGTCAACTTCTCGGCTTTGACGCCGCCGGTTTGCCGATGCTCTACCCGGCGTTCTTCGGCGGCGGCGGCGTTCCTTCCGACTTCATCGTGTCAACCGGCTCGACGACGCCGCGCTCGCTGCAGGACCGCTTTGCCGAGTGGCGCAACGTCAAGGACTTCGGTGCTGTAGGCGACGGCGTCACCGACGACACGGCCGCGATCCAGGCCGCGCAGAACGCGATCACGTCGGCGATCGGCGGCGTACTCTACTTCCCGCCGGGCCGCTACAAGACGAGCGGCCCTATCGTCATCAACAGGCACGGCGTAATTGTGCAAGGTTGCGGTCGCGGGCAGAATAACGCAATCGGATCGCAGGTGGTCACGAGCGGGAACCACGACGGGTTTCAGTTTGGAGAATTTTTCTACTGCGGCATGATTGACATGGCAGTAAACGGGCCTGGAGCATCTACGTTGACGAGCGTTGCTAACGCGCTCATTCGAGTTACGCGAGCGACCAATTTTGTCATGCGAGACGTGCTTATGCTGTTTGGCCATGATTTTCTCGTGCTTGATGGGGTGTTCAGCGGAAAGTTCGAAAACATCACGATAAATCAATGCACCAGCGATGGGTCAATAGACGCACACGGCGTCCTGCTGACCGATGCGGCGGGGCGGCAATGCCAAAACGTGAACTTCCGCGGCCTATACTCAGTCGGGTTCAACCCACCGGCAAACGCTTACGGCATTCGAGCGTTCGGCGGGTCAACGCTCGATCTGGCGCAGGTGGCTGTGACGACGTGGAACGTTGGTATCGAAATGCAGATGCGAAGCACTGGCGCTACCTGGCCCGAGTTTTGGTCGTGGCATAATTGCAAGCTGGAGTTGAACGGCGTCGGCTGGAAAATACGCAGCGGCACGCGCATCACATGCGTGGATTGTCAGGTCACGCTCAGCAACGCCGGTTCTGGTTGGGAAATTGGGGAGGACGACACAGGGCAGTTTGAGTTCATCGGCTGCAAAGCGATCAACAACCAGCAATACGGTTTCTATTTTTACCCGACCGGCTCAAACAACTCGTCGGCTACCATGGTTGGCTGTGTCTCCAGCGGTAACAGTCAAGCAGGTGTTGACGTGTATGACGGGGTGCTCATCGACGGCTTCAACAACCTGACGATCAGCGGCGGCCGGTACGGCGGCGGTGGGTACGCGCTGCACCCCGGCATTCAGCGGCAGCGGTACGGCGTCAATGTCAACTCGGCTGCCACTGCTGGCCTGACCATCGCGGGTGCCGATCTATCGGGCAACGTGACGCGCGGCTTCAACACCGTCGTCACGGCCGCGGGCGCTGTCGCTGTGGTGAACGGGTGCCGAGGCTACAATCCGGGCCTTCAGCTCCCGGCCTTCACCGTGGCCGGGGTGCCGTCTGCAGCGTCATTTTCGTTCTTTCTTATCTATGTGTCGAACGAAAGCGGCGGCGCTGTGCCGGCGTTTTCGGATGGCACAAATTGGAGACGTGTGACAGATAGAGCGATCATTTCCTGATCGGCGGGGCAGCTCGATATGGAGACTTCGGTTGGCGCGGCATTGGGGAACCTTCATCCGGTCCTGGCGTTACTTATCGCACTGCCCTGCATCGTCGTTCTGGCATTATGGCGCCGCATGGAGCGGCGCGAGGAAGCGTTCGCTCTCAAAGACCAGGCACACATGGATCGGTACGTCGCCATGAGCGAGCGGATGATGACAGCCATCAACAACAGCACGGCCGCCACTGATCGGCTGGCCGATGCCATCGCCGACAACAAGCAGCGGCCCTGACCGATGTGCGCGATCCTCCCGTCATGGATGCGCTGCGCCTTTCGTCGTTATTTTTCCGTGAAAAAGCACGCGCATGCGGACCCGCGATGGAGGGAACTGCTGGAGATCACCGCTGTGCGCAGGAACACAGATGCGTACTCACGCTTGCTTGCGACTATTGACACCATGTACATAGACACCCGTCGAAACGGTGGTACGCACAGATGATCCTGCCCTTCTCGATCTCGCCCAAGGCGCTGCTGATCGCGGGCGTCGTGCTGGCCGCCCTAGGCGCCGGCGCGTGGCTGTACCTGCGCGGCCGCAGCGACGAGGCGGTGCAGCAGGAGCGCCAGGCTGTCGTCGAGGACAAAGAGAACAGGGAGACGCGAAGTGAAGTTGATCGCAGCCTGCTTGCTGATCCTGCTCGCGCTCCCGTCCTGCGAGAAAGGTGGACGCGGGACTGACGGGTGTGCCGGGTGGCAGATGATCACCCTGTCGCGCGAGGACGTGCTGACCCAGGACACGGAGCGCAGCATCGTCGCGCACAATGAGTACGGCGTGCTGCGCTCGTGCTGGAAAGCTCTCAGGTGAACTAATCGCTGATCACGTTCACATGGAATTTGTCTCGCCTATCCAAAAAATCGACACGATCACCGTAGCTGAAATTGAACTCCACGCACACGGCGCGCGATGCGCGGTTGACGAGGTGCAGCCCTTCAAACGTCCGCGGGCCGCTTCCTTCGAGAAGCATCATCGGATCGTCCACGGTGGCCAAGCGGTTGAACGAGGACCCGTATCCGATCATGCGCGTGCCGGACGGCGGAACCAGCACGCCGTCCACACGATACCAGCGCGGCGGCACCACGATCGAGGCGCCGGTGGCGGCGGCCTGATCCATCATGGCCTGGAGCAGCGCAGTGTCGTCGCGCCACGGGTGCATGAACGGCCGACGAGGCGAGACCATCAGGCTCTCGGATCGCGCCAGCGAAGGAGCCGCGATCAAGGCGGTCAGTCCGGCAACGAATGATCGACGCAGCATGTGCCCCTCCTATGGGAACGTGTTAAGCCATCACTATCATGACCGAGCCGGCTTGCTCAACGACCTTTATGACGTGCCCGTTTGGCAGTGTAACAGGATCGGCAAGTGCGGACAACATGCGCTGTTTCGCCACATTGACCGGCAGCTTTCCGAACATCGGGTCTTGTCGCAGCATCGCGACGGCATCTGTCACCTTGAGCGCGGCCGTGTGCTTCAAGCCCATCATGGCGTCGTCGATGATGGAGGCGATGTTCTGCCGCAGCCCTTCTGTGCGCACGTGCATGTCGGCCTTCTGCAGCGCACCGACATCCTCGCCACACCACAGCTTGTAAGATACGCGCTGCAGCCATAGCGCCTTCTCGGACTTCACCCCGTAATTCATCTTGCCATCGTCGAGGCGCAGGAACCACGGCCGCTCGCTTTCGGTGATCGCATAGTGCGCCGCGTCTTCCTCCGTCATCGACGACAGCGTGAAGGTGAAGCGCGGCCCGTTGATGATGGAGCCAGCGCCGCGGCTGCTGTCAGCGTTGCCGGCGAAGCGCACGCTGCTCGACATCGACTGCTTGCTGGTGTGGTGTGACAGCAGGACAGCGACGTGCGCCTTCTCTGCCATCATCTCCATCACGTCCATGACGAACGTCATCGCCATGTTGTCGATCTCCTGCGCCGTGTGCAGCTTGGCCAGCGGGTCCATGGCCAGCATCGCAACCTCGGGGTCCATTGCCCATTGCATCAGCATCTTGAGCGCGTCCTCGTTGACAGCGATCTCTTTGCCACCATTGATAATGCGCACGCGGCCGTGCGTCTTGCCGCTGATCAGCAGGATGCGGCCAACTGTCGTCGGATAGTCGAAGCCGAGCGTGGCGCAGATCGCCACGAGGCGCATCGACATTTCCTCCAATGTGTCCTCGGCGTTATAGACGACAGACTTGTGCCACTGGCCGGGGTGCGGTGCGCGGAAGTCGAACACGTCCGCGCCATTGGCCAGGCACGCCGCAGTCGTGAGCTGCACGAGCGATTTGCCGACACCGCCTGGCGCCACGAGCATCGTCACGTGCCCTCGCATCAGGAAGCGATAGCGCAGCCAATCGCGAGGCTGCTGATCCGCGGCAGGGATGGCGTTTCCGAAGTGCAACCCGGCGACAGTGTGACCGTTGATGGGCTCATGGACGACAGGCAGCGGCGGCAAATCGACCTTGCCGAACATTGCTTCGGGGTGCTTCGCGCCAGCGGGGTTCTGAGCATAGAGATAGGCGTTGGCGACGATCCTGCTGACATCATCATGTGGGATAGGTGGGGCGCACCGAGCTGCCCACTGAGCCATCAGGGCGGCAGCCATCAACTCGCTGACACCGTAATCCCTGACGGCCGCGGCGAGCTTGTACACTGCGATCGATTGCTCGCCTTGCGCAGCCGCAGGGAAGCGCGCGATGGCGTCAGTCGCGAGGGCGATAGCTTGCGGATTGTCGGCCGCGACCAAGGCGACGGATGCGTTCTCCGCACGGAACCCCGGCGGCCGGCACAGCGCGACGATCGAGCGCGGCGCAGGCGCCATCGGCCTGTCGATCTCGATGCGGTACGCACGCCCGTCCACGACGCTGCCGGGGGCGATGACGTACCCATGGTGCCCGCGCACATCGAGCCCCGGCCCAAGGCCGCCATGCTCGCCCTGGCTGTTCGCTACCTCCGCGCCCGAATAGTACAGATGCAGGCCGCCCGACGGTGTGCGCACGGTCAGCGTGTCGAACCCGCCATGCAGCGACATCCATGTGTCGAGCCCGCGCCTGCCTTCCTTGCAGTCGAGATCGGCTACGAGTAGCCCCGTGGTCAGCACGCCTATGTTCGCGTCAGGGCTGCCGTTCCACCACCCGGCGACGGTTGCCGGATCGTTCGACGCCCACTCGTGCCACCCCTCATGCGTAGGGCGGCGGCCATTTGGCTGCAGCGGGAAAACCCTAAAGCCCCTTGCCGCCCAAGCTAAAGCCGCGTCACGTAGCGACATGACGGCTGCGCCTATTTCGCTCTCTTGATCGATGACATTCAGCGCACACGAGGCTGCCATTCGGGCGCCTAGCGCCGTATTCGTGACCGAAAGGGCAGTGCGTAGGTGCAGGCCGAGGGCCGCACGCCCATCGCCCTTTTCGCACGCAATCAACAGTATTGTCGCTGTATGAACCGAGAAATAGGTGCGCAGGGTTTACGCAGCCTGGGTTGTCGCACGAGTGGCACACCAACGCTGTCGAGGGGGGCGCCCATTTGTGAATTTCAAAGCTAAGGCGGTGCGCTAGTTTCATTTTGTGCACGCCCGGCGCTATCACGATCATGAGCATGCCGTACCCTTTGTTATTTTTTCTCCCGTTCCACGGCCAGCACCCGCGCTCGTCCGCAGGCAAAACTTTTTGGCGCCAACGCACCTCAAAAGGCGTCGGCTTCAATCCGCGGGCGCCCATGGCGCGCTACTGAAACAGAGAGAGCGGATAGTTGCGATACGTGTGCCGAGCGATGCCGGGCCGAACGACCCTCCCTGTGACTTCGATCTTTTTGTTGATCCGCGTGATGATCGCGCCGAGGCGCTGTTGCTTCAAGCGCATGTCGCTCGTCTCTGGCAGCGCCAGCCGCTTGTACAGCCGGTTGATTGGCACGTCGCGGTTCCGGTTGCGCAGCATGCCCCAAAGCGCCTTCATGCGTGGCGGCCACTCGTGCGCGATGTCACGCTTGCGCTCACTGCCTGGCGTGCGGCTGTGCCGTAGCACCGTGCGCCTGATTGTCAGCTCACTTCCCATAGCGCGGCCCCTCCCAACCCTTTGCCGCCAGCGGACAACCTGCCAGCCACGGTTCGCCCTGTGTCATTAACTGCTCGACTTCGCGCACGGAGCCGAAGCCGATCGCATTCTCGGTAAGCGTCTCGTCATGCACCGTCAGGATGATGCAGTAGCCGCGCGCTTCCAGGCGCAGCATGCCGCCGGCCAGCACATCGCGTGCTGTGCCCTGTACGATGTGGTTGAACTGCATCCCGCCGTACAGCGAGAACGTCGTCCACCGCTTGTGCTCGCCGTCATAGCCGTCATAGAGCACGACGTTGCGGGCACGCTCTTTGATCTTCGCGCCGGCCAGGATGTAGCGCGTCGCGTCCTCGTTTTCTTCCAGATCGACACGCGATCCATCGGGCATCTCGGCCCACCGCTCGACGCGCACCTTGAGCCGTGGGTTGCTGTAGGCCAGCACGCGCCCGCTCGGCAGGCGGCACCACAGGAACCCGCGGGCGGCCAGGTAGGACACGCGGCCGTTGAACACTGTGGACATCAGGCCGGGACTGCCTACAGCCTCAACGGCCGCGTCCTGCAAATCCCACCACCCTTGCACGAGCTTCGGGTGCGCGGCGCGCCACGAATTGACCACGATCTTGATGGCGGTCCACTGATCGGCTGGCAGCCCGCGCTTGTCCTGTGCAGGGCCGTAGCGCGCCGCTGTGCTGATCCACGTGTCTGCGTCAACGACGGCCTGCACGGGCGCCACGAGCCCGGCGGGCTTCATACCGTAGTTGCGGCCCATCGACATGAACGAACCGACAGAGCCTTGATATTGGCAACTGAGCTCTTCCACCTTCCCAAGTTGCCTTCCCCATTCATCAACATCGTCAACCTCGACACCAAACGATTTAGAATATGCAACCTTGTATAGATCAGGGCCGCGCCCTGCATCGTATGCAGCGAACGCGTCCAGCTTCCACGTTTCATCGGGAAGCCATGCGCCGATGCGGCCCTCGATGTTCGACAAGTCCGCGCCGCGCAACAGGTGCCCACGCTCGGCGATGATCATGGAGCGCATGGTCTTCGCCATCGACACCATCGGTCTGCCGTCGATCATCTCCATCAACGCCAACGCATCCGTGCTCGGATGGTGCATGGCGAAATCAAGCGTGCGGCCCACCTCGGCGCCATCACGCTTCGCATCCGTGCGGTACAAGTTATGCGGCTGCCATATGCGCCCGGCCCATCGGCCTGTGTTCGTCCCGTGGAAGTGCAGCGCGCCGCGCGAGCGGCCGTCAGCGCACGATGACGCAAGCATGGCATCCAGCTTCGCCGTGCTCGTCTTGGCCGCCTCGGTGCGTAGTTCTATGGCTTCCTGTATCTGCGGAATGTGCCACGCCGCCGCCCACGTGATGATGTCTTCCTTCTGATCCTTCGCGATGCTCTTGCACGGGATGCCGTGCGCTGCGATCCAATCGACAAGGCGCGCGTTCTGGCTGCACTTCGTCACCGCACCATTGGTGATCGCCGCCATGCGCGCGTCCATGCGCTTTTTGGCCATGTCGCGGATGATGCGCATCTTCTCGATCGTCGGGATGTCGAGCTTCACGCCGCGGTCATTGATGCGCTGATCGAGCATCCAAATCTCGCGCTCCATCGGCGACAGCGGCGGCGCGAGATTGTCGATCTCGGCTTCCGTCACCACGTCCTGATCGCAATACGCACCGAGGCGCGCAACATCCTTAGCATCATCATGCCATTGATAGGTGGTGCGCCCGTCAGGCTCGGTGATGATCGCTCTCGGCACCATCATCTTCCGCATGAGGGCGTTGCCCTCCATATCCTTTTTCGCCTTGGCGCCTAGCACCTGTGCTGCGATCTCCAATGTCTGCGGGATAGCCAGAACGGCACACCGCGACATGGTGCAATCCATTTGCTCGATGCGTAGGACCGGCCAGTGCGGACAGATGCGCTGGCGGATGCAGATGTTCCATACCGTGCGTTCGAAGATCGCATTATGCGCGGCGAAGATGCCACCGTTGGCGACGTGTTCGAGAAGGGCGACAGGGTCAGGATCGCCAGGATGCCAACGCCCACGCGCAATGATCTTGACATCTTCCTCGATCCACCATGACATCATCCAAGGTGACGAGCTGACATGCTCCATCTGTGCGTGCACGCCGCACTCACGAAGATCGAGGGCGCTTCGTGTCTCGAAATCTGCGTGAGCTTTACGCATCTCCAAGCATCCGCCGCAGCCATCTATCATTTATCAGACTGGCATACTCCGCGCTGATCTCTGCACCGAGCCAGCGGCGTCCGCTTTGTTCGCAGGCGATAGCCGTTGTGCCGGACCCTAGGAACGGGTCAAGCACGACGCCGCCGGGCGGCACCCACTGTTCAATGATGTGGCGCACTTGGTGCAGTGGCCTAGGGCATGGATGCCCTACCACAATATCACCGTGCTTTTTGCGCTCCTGTGGTGTAGTGCCGGCGACGTGGAAATCGCGGCTCAATGTGCCCGCTGACCAAGCTGGCGCGCCCGGCTTCCACCATACAAGCACTGGATCGTATGCATACTGCATCACGGTTTTACGCATTTGCACAAAATTTTTAGCCGCCACAAATAGACGCCACTCCCGCGGGAACCACTCAGAAAGGCGCCTTGTGTTTGTGCCAGACTGCCACACAATCAAAGGGGCGCCGGGTTTCACGATGCGCTCGCATTCTTCGATGATCGGCCACAGCCACTCTATGTAGCCTGCCGGATTGTCATCGTGATGATCGTAACCAAACCCAATGCCATAAGGCGGATCAGTCACCAGCGCGTCAACGCTGTTAGACGCCAGCGATTTAAGCCACGGAAAACAATCGCCAACGTGCAACACAGTGTCACCTCACGAATGAAAACACGAACGCCCCGATGGCGGCCCACAGTGCAACGCTGCAGGCGGTGACGAACAGAACCGGCTGGCGCGTCGCGGCCAGCAGGATCAGAAGCGCGAGTGCAATCGGAATTGCACTCGACACGACTGACGCCAGCGGCGGCATTACCGCAGCATGTCCGCGATGGACGGCATGGGAGGTGCGGCAGGAGGTGGCGGCGGCGCGTAGGCGGGAGGCGGCGGCGGCGCGTAGGCGGGAGGCGGCGGCGCGTAGCCTGGCGCAACCGGCGTCGGCGGCGGCATGATGGAGCCTGGCGTGGGCGGCACACCTGGCGCCGCGCCAAAGGCGGCGCTTGGGTCGAAGTGCGCATCGATATTCACGCCCTTGAACATCGTCGCCGCATCCGGGGCGCCGCCAGACAACTTCTGATCATCGGCGACGATCATGATGCCCGAGAACGACAGCGACACGCCTTTCTTCGGGCGCGGCGGGCTCTTGCCGAACGTGTAGAAATTCAGCGACACGATCGCCCACACGCCAGCGTAGACGCGCCCCTCGTCCACGATCGGATTGTTCGCAGGGTCCACGATCTGCGGCTTGAACTTCGTCGTCGCGCGCAGGAACGGAAAGCCGCTCGTGTACCCGGCGTACTTGTGGGCCTTCGTGTGCTGATCGCGCCACGGAATGTGCAGCCCGACCGGCTGGCCACTGGCGTCGAAGTCGCCGGGGAAATCGGCGCGAAGCATCTGGTACACCTCGGGCCACACCGACGCCATGATCTGCTCCTGCGCGCCGGGTGGGCAGAGCATCGTGATCTCGTACTGCGGATCGGCGCGCGGCGTGCCGTCGTCATTCTTCGCGTTGGGGTTCGGCTTGACGGCGTGG